CTCGGGATGCTGGCCGACGAAGGAATGCCCGAAGTCCTGAAATGGACCATTCGTGGTGTCGCTGGCTTCGGACTGATCGCCAAGTTCATCAGCCAGCGGAAGCCGGGGGCCTGACATGCACGATCACGCCATCGCGATCCTGACCATTAATGCGGAAGCCGCAGAGCACAACGCGCCTATCTGGGAGAAGGAGAACGATCCCGAGCAGGCTGCGCTGTCCCGCGAGACGGCCAAGAGCTGTCGGGCCGCAATCGAGATCCTAAAGGGCTGACATGTCCATCCTGTCCCGCGCCCTCATCGTGGTGATCGCCGCGTTGGCGTTACTCGCCATCTGGCAGCGCGGCTCAGTGGCCAACGCCAAGAGGGAGCGGGACAACGCGGTGACGGCCAGGGCGTCGGCCGAAGTCGAGCGCGACAACGCCAAGGCCATCGCCGCCATCGAGCGGCAGCGGGTCAAGCGGGCCGAGGCGGTGGCAACCCAGTACGAGCAGGAGAAGGCAGATGCTGAATCGAAAGGCCTGGCTGTCGCTGACGGCCTGCGTGCTGGCAATCTCCGGCTGCAGCAGCGCTGGCAAGGTTGTGAGGCCAGCCGAGTGTCCGATCTTGGCGCCGGTATCGCCCAGCCTGATGCAGGAGCCGACGACCGAAGCAGCAGTGCGGGCCGAATTGTTCGCGCCGCTGCCCAGTGCGACGCCCAAGTCCGGGGACTCCAGGCTCAAGTGAGGGCGGACCGTGAAGGAGATCAGCCATGATCATCGCCCAGCAGTCCTACCAGGCAATCCGTGGTTCCGACGTGACCTGCCAGTGCTGGCTGCGAGATGAGTCCGGTCCGATGGATGCATCTGGCATGGACTTGCTGGTTGAAGCTGTCGCCTACGGTCAACGCCACGTCCGGGCGGCATGGCTCGGGACCGGCGAGTCCGATGGGCGGGTGACCTTCGTCGTGCCGAATGGACACAAGCTTGACGCGGGGCTGTACCAGCTCCGGGTCCGTTCCGAACAGTTCGGACCGGTTGTGAGCCTGGGCCTTTTGGAGGTGGTGTGATGGCTGGCGGGCGGCCGAGCAGCTACAAGCTGGAGTTTGCAAAGCAGGCGGAGAAGCTCTGCTTGCTGGGCGCGACGGATCAGGAGCTGGCCGATTTTTTCGAAGTTGACGTGCGCACGGTGTACCGCTGGAAGGGGCAGTTTCCTGAGTTCTGTCATGCCCTAAAAGCCGGCAAGGATCAGGCTGACGAACGCGTGGAGCGATCGCTGTACCAGCAGGCAATCGGCTACGAGCAGGATGAGGTCAAGATATTCATGCCAGCCGGCGCTGAGGGGCCAGTGTACGCGCCGTATCGTGCGAAGGTGGCGCCGAACGTGACCGCCGCCATCTTCTGGCTGAAGAACCGCCGGGGGGATGAGTGGCGGGAGAAGCAGCATACGGAGCTGACTGGAGCCGGCGGCGGGCCTGTGGCGATGGAGGTTGTGACGCGGGTGGTGGTCAGCGGCGTGGAGCCGCGGCAGGAGTGAGTGAGCTGCTGCTGGACGTGCCGGCCAAGATGCTCCCGTTCTGGATCGAGAAGCGCCGCCACAAGATCGCCCGGGGCGGGCGCGGTTCGGCTAAGTCTTGGTCGATTGCGCGGATGCTGGCCACGCGCGGGATCATCCAGCCAACGCGGTGGCTTTGCTGCCGCGAGACGCAGAAGTCGATCAAGGAATCCTCCCTGCGGCTGCTGGCAGATCAGATTCAGGCGCTGAACCTGGGGTACTACTACGACGTGCAGCAGCAGGCCATCAAAGGCCAGGCTGGAACCTCTGCTGCGGAGAGCGAATTTGCCTTTGCAGGCCTAAAGGAACACACGGCCGATTCGATCAAGTCCTATGAGGGATTCGACGGGGCGTGGATTGAGGAGGCCCATTCGGTGAGTGAGCGGTCGGCAACGGTGCTGATCCCCACTATCCGAAAGCCAGGGTCTGAGCTGTGGTGGTCCTACAACCCCGAGCAGGCAGAGGACTATGTCCACCAGCTCGCGGCAATGGACGACCCGGACACCCTGGTGATCACCATCAACTGGCGCGACAACCCCTGGTTCCCGGAGGAACTGGAGAAAGAGCGGCTGAAGCTGCAGCGCATCAATACCGACCTGTACCAGCACGTCTGGGAAGGACAGTGCCGCAGCGCCGCCGGCCTGATGTTCAAGCGGGACTGGTTCCAGTTCTACGACGTGTTGCCCAGCCGGCTGAACCTGTACATCGCCAGTGACTACGCGGTAACACCGGACGGCGGCGACTTTACCGAACATGGCGTATGGGGGCTGGCGGCGAACGGCGACCTCTACGCAGTGGATTGGTGGCATGGGCAGACCGACCCTGCAGAGTGGATCGACGCCTGGATCGGCTTGGTGGCCCAGCATCGGCCGCTGGCGGCGTTCGAGGAGAAGGGTGTGATCCTGCGTGCGGTCGAATCGTCCATCACCAAGCGCATGAGGGAGACGCAGACGTTCGCGCACCGGATTGCGCTGGCGTCAGCCGGCAGCAAGGCCGAACGGGCGCTGGGCTTCGCCGCCCGCGCATCGGCCGGCACGGTTCACCTTCCCAGGCTGCCGTGGGCAGTTCGGCTGCTGAACCAGCTGTGCGCCTTCAATGGTGAGGACGGCCGGCAGGACGACGGCGTTGACGTATGCAGCCTGATCGGCCGAGGCCTGGACAGCATGGCCAACGCATCGCCCGCGGCGCCGGCCAAGGCAAGCCGCAGGTCGCGGGACTACGACATTGACACCAACGACGACTCCGACAGCTGGAAGACCGTATGACCGACAGTGACAACCAAATCGGCCATGCCGAGCTGCTGCAGCAGTTCCGCGAGTCGGACGACACCTGCCGCCCGGCACGCGAGCTGTCCGAGCGCGACAGGGACTATTACGACGGCAAGCAGCTGTCGGACGAGGAGCTTGAGACGCTGCGAAAGCGCCGGCAGCCGCCCGTCATAAGCAACCGCATCGCGCCGAAGATCGACGCCCTGATCGGTCATGAGAAGCGGATGCGGACCGACCCGCGCGCCTATCCGCGCACGCCCAAGCACGAGGCCGAGTCGGAGTCGGCCACCGACGCCATCCGGTTCGTGTGCGACAACAACCGCTTCTCTCAAGTCCGCTCAGGAACTGCCGAGAACCTCTTCATCGAAGGCGCAGGCGCTGCGGTGGTTGCCGTTGAGCGGATTGGCGAGCAGTTCGAGGTCAAGATCAACCCGGTCCCGTGGGATCGGTTCTATTGGGACCCGCACAGCCGCAAGCGTGACTTCTCCGACGCCAACTACAAGGGCACGGTCCTGTGGATGGACGAGCAGGAGGCTATTGCCCTGGCTGGCCCGGAAGCTGACAAGGCAGCGGTCGAGCTGATCATCCAGGGCTGCTACAGCAGCACGGCATCCTCCGGCGATACGTTCGATGACCGGCCCCAGTTCACATGGGGCGATCTGAAGCGCCGCCGCGTGCGTGTGCTGCAGCACCGCTTCAAGCATAAGGGCGAGTGGTGGACGGCGATCATCTGCGGTGGCGGGTTTCTCCGCGACCCGCAGGTCTCGCCCTACGTAGACGAACGCGGCATCCCGCAGTGCGATCTCGTGGGAACCTCCGCATACATCGACCGGGAGAACCATCGCTACGGCGTCGTGCGCCGCATGATCTCCCCTCAGGACGAGATCAACAAGCGCCGGTCCAAGGCGTTGCACCTGCTGAACAGCCGGCAGGTCATCGCCGAGAAGGGCGCCACCGACGACCGCGAGCAGGCGCGCCGTGAAATGGCCCGGCCGGATGGATACGTCGAGGTCAACGGCGACATGCGGTTCGAGGTGCAGGACGGGATCGCGCTGGCACAGGGGCAGTTCAACCTGCTTCAGGAGGCAAAGGCCGAGATCGACGCCAGCGGCGTGAACCCCGCAATTGAAGGAGATGCAAGTGCGCCGAGCGGCCGGGCACAAGAAATGATGATGGCCTCGGGCCTTTCGGAAATGGCGGGAGTGTTCGAAGCTCTGCGCGACTGGAGCTGGGAAGTCTATCGGCAGGTCTGGTATCGCATCCGCCAATACTGGGACGACGAGCGCTGGATCCGCGTGACCGATGACGAGCGCAACATGCGCTGGGTGGCGATCAACAAGCCGGTGACCCAGGCGGACGCGATGATCCAGCAGGCAGAGCAGACGGGAAAGCCACTCTCGCCGGAGCAGGCCGCCCAGCTTCGAGCCGACCCAATGCTGCAGCAGATTGTCAGCATCCAGAACCCGCTGGCCGAGCTGGACGTGGACTTGATCCTCGAAGACGGCCCGGATTCGGTTACGTTGCAGAGCGAACAGTACCAAGCGCTGGTTGAGCTGAAGAAGGCCGATCCGGCATCGATCCCGACCAAGCTGATCATCGAAGCATCCAGCCTGCGGAACAAGGATCAGATCCTCGAACACCTCGACGCCGGCGGCATCCCGCCGCAGGTCCAGCAGCAGATGCAGGAAATGCAGCAGGCGCTGCAAGAGGCCCAGCAGGCAGTGCAAGAGGCTGAGAAGAAGGCCCAGTCGGGCGAGGCTGACGCGGCGATCAAGGCTGCCGAGTTGCGGATCAAGCAGCAGGAGTTGGCGCTGCGGCACCAGGAACTGGAGCTGGAGTTATTCCGGGCCGAGACTGAGCGAATTACGGCCATGCGGCCGGTGATTGAACCCCAACAGACCCCGCCATCGAGCGGGGTTTTTGCTGGCTGAGAGTTGCCCATCTGGGCGGCGGACGCGCACGCAATGGCGCGAATCGTGACGACGGCGGACGGTCGATAGGAGCGAGAAATGAGCAACGAGAACCGCGATTTCCTTGACGAACACTTCGCTGCAGTCCAGCCCGAGCAGGCGGAAGGCACGGCTCAGGCCGTGGATGAAGCGCACGAGCAGGTCCGGCAGCAAGAAACGGCCGATGTGGTGGAAGAGCCTGCAACGCAGGCGACCGAGGTGCCGGCGACCCCGGAAGTCAGGGAACCCAGCGCAGTACCGCTTGCTGCCCTGAAGGCAGAGCGGGAGAAGCGGCAGAAGTTGGAAAAAGAGCTGGAGGCGTTGCGCAGCCAGTCCCCGCAGGATCAGGCCCCGACCTACTTCGAGGACCCCGAGGGCTACCTGCAGCGCATCCAGAACGAGTCCAACCAGCGGCTGTATGCGGCCTTGGAGGCAAGCGCGCGCGAGCAGTACCCCGACTACGACGACGCATTCGCTGTGGTGATGCGTCATGCCGAAAGCAACCCGGCAGTCGTGCGCGAGGTAATGGCCGCGGCGAATCCTGCGGTGGCCGCCTACAAGATGGGCAAGAAGCTGGCCGAGTTCGAGCAGATGCAGGACCCGGAGGCCTACCGCGCAAAGATCGAGGCCGATCTGCGCGCAAAGTGGGACGCCGAACAGGCTGCCAAGACCGCCCAGCGTCAGAAGGCCGCTGCCGAAATCCCGCCTGACCTCTCCCAGGCACGAAACACGCGCGGCGAGTTCGCCGCAAATCCCGACGTTTTCCAGTCACTTTTCGAGAGGACTTAAACCGTGACCAGCACGACCATCAGCGCCGCCGTCCGCGCCAAGCAGTGGGACGACAACTTCTTCATGGAGTACGTCCGTGCCAACCGCTTCAAGCGGTACATGGGAACCAGTGAAAACAGCATCATCCAGATCAAGAACAACCTGACCAAGAAGAAAGGTGACGCGATCACCATCAACCTGGTTGGTGCGCTGGATGCCGATGCCGGCCCGAACACCGGCAGCACCACCCTCGTCGGCAACGAGAAGGCGCTGCCCAATGACGGCCACAAGATCACGATCGGCGTGGTCCGTGACGCCACCGTGGTCAACGTCGAGGAAGAGCAGGCCTCGGCCTTCGACGTGCGCGAGGCCGCGAAGCAGGCGCTGAAGGACCTGTCGATGCGCTACCTGCGCAACAGCATCATCACCGCGCTGGGTTCGGTGCAGGGCATCGCCTATGGCACCGCGAATGCCACCCAGAAGAACGCCTGGAACGCTGCCAACGCGGACCGGGTGCTGTACGGCGACGCACTGGCCAACTACAACGCCACCCATGCCACCGCGCTGAACAACGTCACCGCCGACATGCGTCTGAACCGCAAGATCGTCTCGCTGATGCGCCAGATCGCGCAGGAAGCCGAGACCGTCAACGGCGATGGCATCCGCCCGTACACCTACGGCGAGGACGAGGAAACCTACGTCATGTTCGTCAACTCGCGGGCGTTCCGCGATTTGAAGCAGGACCTCGAAACCGTCCACAAGGATGCCCGCGAGCGCACCCTGATCAACCCGCTGTTCACGGGAACCACCTCGCTGTACTGGGACGGCGTGGTCATCCGCGAAATCCCGGAGATCAACAACTTCAACAACACCGCGACGACCCCGATCCCGGTGGCGCCGATCTACCTGTGCGGTGCGCAGGCGCTGGGCGTGGCTTGGGCCATGACCACCAAGACCACGACCCGCAAGGAAGACGACTACGGCTTCCAGCACGGCGTGGGCTTCATGGAGCTGCGCGGCATCGAAAAGATCCTGTGGGGCCAGGGCACCACGGGCGCCAAGGACTGGAGCATGGTCACCGGCTTCGTGTCGGCCCCCGTTGCCGCCGCCCCGTAAACCAGTTGGGAGTATGGGGCGGCGGGTTATCCGTCGCCCCTCTTTCTCGGAGAAAGCATGGCCACGTATAGCCGCGAAGAACTTGTGCGGCAGGTCCTGCTGCGCCTCGGGGTTCTTGACGCCGATGAGGCACCCGAAGCAAAGGACGCTGCCGATGTGGGCCGCATGGCTCAGACGGTTATGGAGGACCTCTACACGGAAGGGAAGATCCCGTTTGACATTGATGGCGACATCCCCGCTCGCTACTTGACCCATCTCAGCTTCATCATCGCTGAACCATTGGTGGCTGACTACGGCGCCACCGCTCGCGAGGTGACGATTGTTCGAAACGCCGAAGCCGGTCGGCGAGCAATCAATCGCCTTAACGCAACGACCTACCAAGGCTCAGTTGTGCCTTCGGACTATTTCTGATGCGCGCCCAGCCCGTAGACCTGATCGGCGGCTACTACGCTGACGACACGCTGCCGTGGTCCAGCCAAGATACGGTGAACTGGTTGCCGGTAATGGCAGAGGTTGCGGGGACTCGCACGCCGAAGTACCTCAAGACCCCGCCAGGCTTGAAGCCGTACCAGAACATCGGCACTGGCCCGATCCGTGGGATGCACGACCTCGAAGGCGCGCGTTTCATCGTCTCTGGGCGTTACCTGTTCCGGATCAGCAACACCGGTGTCGGCATCCCCATCGGGATCATTCCTGGCGTTGGCCGCGTCTCGATGACGCACAACCAGTTCAAGACCGGCTATCAGCTCCTCGTGGAGAACGGGCAGGGCGGTGGTGGGTATGTCTACGACTCGACCACGCAGACGTTCGGGCGTATCACCGACCCCGGCTATCCGGGTTCGATTTCCTCGGACTACCTCGATTCCTACATGCTTGGGGTCGAGCCGCAGGGCCGGTTCTGGTTCCATTCGAACTTGGCCGATGCGACCGACTACAACACGCTCGATCGCTATGAGGCCGAGGCCTCGCCTGACAAGATCGTTGGCCTGGCCGTCAGCCAGTTTGAAGTGGTGGTGTTCGGCCAGCGGACTACCGAGTTCTTCTACAACGTTGGCACGGCGACTGGCACGTTCCAGAATCGTCGTCAGGCAATCACTCGTGGCTGCGCATCGCGCCATAGCATTGCCAAGCTGGACAACACCCTGTTCTGGCTGGGCGACGACGGGATCGTTTACCGGCTCAATGGCTACGCGGCGCTGCCGGTTTCCACGGGGCCGATGCACCGTGCGTTCGCTGGCCTGAACTGGGCCGAGGCGTTCGCTTACGTCTGGGAGGACCGTGGATTCAAGGTCTACTATCTGACCTTCCCGGACGGCTATACCTGGGCATACGACGTGGTTTCTGGTCTTTGGACCCGAAGCCAGTCGTTCGGCCTCAAGCGCAGGCGTCTGACGCACACGGTCAAATGGGGCAGCCAGTGGTTCGGCGGTGACTTCCAGGATGGCCGGCTCTGGGAGCTGGACTGGGACTACCTGCTGGAAGGTGATGAGGAGTTCATCTCCGAGCGCACGTCGCCTGTCCTTCATGACAATCAGAGCAGCGTTGGCATCCCCAACGCGGAACTGATCTTCGATACCGGGCAAGGCCCGATGACGGAGGCGATTCCGTTCCCGGTGCAGCCGTCTGCACCCACTCTCACCGGTGACGCTCCAGGTGGGAACCCCTCCTCGGCATGGGGGCCGTACTCCTATGTGGCCGCCGGCGGGAGTGCACCCTACACCTTCACCTTGGTTTCTGGGTCCCTGCCGCCCGGGATTGGCCCGCTCAGTTCCTCGGGAGTCATCGCAGCAGGAACACCCACAGGCCGTGGGCTGTACTCGTTCCGTATCCGAGTCACCGACGCAAACGGGTTGTGGGCCGAGCTGTCCGATTCGATCTCGATCATCTACCCAGTACTGGCGATGGCCTACGTCTCAAATCAGCGCCGCGCCTTCCGTAGCAACGACGGCATCACGTGGGATCTGACCCCGATCAATGCGGCAGACAGCAACAACACGGCTGCCCAGCTGGTAGCCGATGATCAGGGGAGATTGTTCGGGTTCTCGCTTGCGAACGTGGCCCGGCCGAACTACTCAGCGGACTACGGAGTTACTTGGCCGCGCACGACGCAGACAATGACAATTCGTGGTCTGGGGACGTACTTGGATGGCCGCTTCTTTGTGGGCAACAACCAGACTGGATCTCTTGGCGTCTATGCATCATCTGATGGCGGCGCCAATTTCGTGGTCGTCAACGCGGTCTACCAGCCTACCGACGTGTGCGCACTGAAACTGGGGAGTAAGGTCGCGATTGGCGAGACATCCGGCGGGACCACCTCGCAGATCACCACCGACGCCTTCCTGACGGTCACAAACACACAAGCCCACGGGATAAATGGCGGGCTATCGAAACGGCTGGCCTCGGATGGCGAAAGCTTTTATATCTACGGCGCCTCTGCCACCGCGGTCCCTCGCGCGGTCCGGATATCGACTGCAGGAACTGTCACGGTGCTGCCGTTGCCGGCGGTTCCTGCCGGTAGCCGGTACGTTTCGGCGATGGCATTCAGCCCTTCGGTGAAGGTTGCTGCGATTGAGCTCGGTCGGATGATGTATGACGACGGAAGCGGCTTCAAGCTCTCCGCCACACAGCTTGATGTGACTGCAAGCTACGTCCTGTGGACCGGCGCAAACTTCGTTGCCGGTGGCAGCACTGCTTCTACCGGGCCAGGGTCTGTCTGGTACAGCGCCGATGGGAAGGTCTGGACGAAATCCAACTACGTTGGAACTGGCCTGACCAGCCTTGTCCAGCGGAGGAGCGTGTAATGCCTGACACCGATCACTTTGCCGACATCTCCTACAGCAAGGACGGCGGCCACAACTGGTCGAACAAGAAGCGTCGGTCTATCGGCAAGGTCGGCCAGTACGAGCAGCGCGTGAAGCTGGTGCGTATGGGTCGTGGCCGGCAGTGGATGTTCAAGATCACCGTTTCATCGCCGCGCAAGCGTGATCTCCTCGGCGGTGTGCTGACTGTTGAGCCGATGGACGACTGATGTTGATCGCCACGGACCCTTCCTACTTGGAGGGCGTGGCGAACCACCCAGACGTGTTTCATCGGGTCTCGGTCCGGGGCCAGTCTCGTATTGATCTGTCGTCCATCTGGGCGCGCTGTGTGGCCTGCCAGTTTGATGGGGGCGGGTTCGTCTTCCTCCCGAATCGAGATGGCGTCTGGGAGGGCCACGTGCTCTTCCTGCGCCACTCCAAGAACGTCCATGCCGCCGGCATTGAGGCGTTCGGCTACCTCTTTGACCACCAGGGCGCGCGGGCTGTCGTCGCCCATTTGCCTGATGACGTTCCAGCCGCTCGTCGGTTGGCTATCCGGATCGGGTTCGAGTTTCAGAGCAACACCCCCTCATTTCCTAGGCACCTCGGCGATGTGCCGGCGCGCCTGTATGTCTTGACCAAAGAGAGGTTCCAAAATGTCAATCGGTAGCGCAATCACCGGCGCAATTGGTCTCGGCAATTCGCTGATCGGAAACTCTGCCGAGAAGAAGGCAGCGCGGGCTTCTCAGAAGGCGGCGGATGAGAACAACGCTCGTCAGCAGATGGTTTACAACAACGCCCGCAACGACTTGGGCGGTTACCTGTCTACTGGGCAGAATGCCCTGACGGGCCTCAACGCGCTGGCCGGCGGCGACTACAGCGGGTTCCAGAACAGCCCCGACTACCAGTTCGCGCTGAGTCAGGGGCTGCAGGGCGTCGACCGGTCCGCCGCGGCACGGGGCGCGCTTTACTCGGGTGGTCAGCAGGCAGACCTGAACGATTATGCGCAGGGCATGGCCTCCCAGAACCTGGGCAACTACCGCAACAACCTGCTCTCGCTGGCCGGCATGGGCCAGAACGCTGCTGGCACGATCGCAGGCGTGGGCCAGAACACCGCGAACGCTCAGGGTCAGAACACCTGGGGTGCGGCCAATGCTCAGGGCAACTCGGCCATGAACCAGGCCAGCAACTGGAACCAGCTTCTGGCCGGAATCGGGGGGGAAGCCAACAAGGCATGGCAGGGTCGGCAGTCGTCGTTCGGCGGAGGCAGCGGCGTGGTGTCTCCTCAGATCAACGCAGGCGTTGGCAGCAGCTATGGCTTCGGCAACAACGTCAACAACCTGATCAACTGGGGGCGCGCGTAATGGCAAACCAACTCGCAGGTTTTGGCCCTCTCGCCGCAATGGGGTATGTCCAGCAGCAGGGCGATATCGGGCGCCAGCGCGGGCAGCAGGAGCGCATCAACATGCTGGCCGGGCAGTCGTACAGCGCGACCACCCCGGAACAGCAGTCTTCTCTGCTGAGCCAGTTGGCTCAGGTAGACCCGCAGGCCGCGCAGGACCAGCAGCAGCAGTTCCAGAGCCAGGAAGACCGCAGCCGCAAAGAGCTGTACGGCATGGCGCAGGGCTGGAAGAAGGTTCCGCAGCAGTACCGCCAGGGGTACTACGAGAAGTACCTCTCGCCTCGGTTGGCTGCAATGGGTATGGGCGAACAGCCGGCCTACGATGAGGCCACCATCGATGGTGCCGCCGACCAGATCATTGCCGCGTTCGGGCAGCAGGTGATGGGCGCTCAGCCGACCGATGTCCGCTCCTTCGAGATGATGACGGCTGGCCTTTCTCCCGAAGAGAAGGAGCGGGCGCGCCGGGTCAATCTTGGGCTGGAGGGACGCGCCTCAACCTCTGGTTACAGCCAGGTCAAGTTCACCGGCGCGGATGGCCGCGAGCGCGTAGGGGTGCTGAACGGACGGACTGGGCAAATCGACCTTCCTGACGGGACCAGCTTCAACCCGCAAACGGGAGCCATGTCGCAGACCTCTTCCCAGGTGCAGCAGGCAGCGCCTGCCGCAGGTCTGTACAACACGCCGAACGGCCAAGTGCGCATCGGCGAAGGCCTCACCCCTGAGCAGTGGGAGCTGGTTCAGGCCGACATGGCAAGCGGTGGCGCCAGCAACAACTACCAGCTTCCAGACCGCAACGTAACGCCTGCACAGCGAGCTGCGTCATCGGACGCGTTTGTTGGTCGCGCTCCCGAGGAGCAGGCGGCGCTGACCGAAGCCGCCAAACTCAACGTCCAGCAGCAGTTCCTCCCGCAGGAGCTGGGGATGCGGACGGACGCGGCGATCCGTCAGGAGGCCGGCAAAGCAGCCGTATCGGCACAGGCCGACCGCAACAAGACGATGGCGACACGCGAGCGAGACGCGAACACGGCCCTGGAACTCCTGGATCAGGCTGAGCGGCTGCTCCCCTCGGCAACTGGGAGCTTGGCCGGCGCGGTATACGACCGTGGACTGGGCATCATCGGCCGGTCCACAGAAGGTGCTCAGGCCACTGCAGGTCTGAAAGCAATTGCTGGTCAGCTCACTTCGAAGATGCCGCGCATGGAAGGGCCTCAGTCCGATAAGGACGTCCAGTTGTACAAGGAGATGGCCGGTGATCTGGCCAACGACACGCTTCCGATCGCCACTCGCCAAGCTGCACTGAGGCAGATTCGTGCGCTCCAGCAGAAATACGCCGGCGGCTCAAGCGAGCGTTCCAACACAGTGTCCCCCCGCGCTCAGCAGGGCGTCGATTTCAGCAACCTCTGGAACTGATCATGGCCAAGAAATGGTCCGAAGTAACCCAGTCCGAGGCCTTCTTGGCCCTCCCGCCCGAGCAGAAGGAGGCGGCCCGAAACCAGTACTTCGACCAGGTTGTCGCGCCCCAGATCGGCGATCAAGGCCAGATTCAGATGGCGCGCCAGCAGTTTGACGCGCAGACCAGGATCACCGATCTCCCGTCGATCAGCGCGGTGATCCCCGACGAGCTGCGCTCTGCAGCCCAGTCGGCACAGCAGAAGATGGTCGTCCCGACTGGTGCCGATGAGATGAGCGGCCTCGATCGCTTCCGCGCCGGCGTCGGCAAGTCGCTCGTGGATACGGCCCAAGGCCTCGTGCAGGCAACCGTCGATCAGGGAACGCGAGTGACGGGGGTTGGAGACCTGATCGCGGACAGCGGAATCGGCGGCGAGCGGTTCAGTGCCGGCGTGCGTCGCGCCAACGAGATGTGGCGTGCCCCGCAGAACTACCTGAGGCAGCAGGTGGCGGAGCGCCGGGCGCTGGATAAGGGCCTGACTGACACGGGTGCTGGCATGGCCGGGAACGTGCTTGGCACGATCGCTCAGGTCCTCGGCCCGGGTATCGCTGCGCGCGGCACGGCCTCGGCTAGCGCGCTTCTCCCGACTACCGTTCGCGGCAATGCGCTGCAGGGTGCCTTGATCGGCTACACCCAGCCCGTCGTCGACGGCGGGGAGCGGAACGTCAACGCACTGGCCGGCGGTGCACTGGGCGGCGGCGTGGCTGGCTTGGCGAATCTGGCTGGCGGGGCTGTTCGAGTGGGGCGGAATCTCTTGTCTCAAACTGGATTGACCGCAACAGAGCGGCGTGCGGCAGAGGTCTTGGCGCGTGAGTCTACGAACCCGAACATGCTCACCATCCAGCAGTCAGCAGTGCCGGGAGTCCAGCGGACTTTGGGCGAAGCGAGCAGAGATCCAGGCCTGATGGCTCTAGAGAACACCATGCGCGCACAGCAGCGTGGTGCATTCGAGGCAATCGACATCGCCAACAATGCGGCTCGCCAAGAGCAAATCAGAAAGATTGCTGGCAGTGGATCGGACATGAGGCGCGCACTTGTTGCGCGTGATGAAATTGTCGATCGTAAGCTGGCGGATGCGCTAAAGGAAGGTCAGTCCTACGAGCAGGTTGCCCGATCGGCGCAGCAGGCAGAACGCAAGTCTGCCTTGGATGCTGCGGAGATCGCAAATGCGGAGAACCGCCGGTTGGAGTCTTTGCGCCTGCCTGGGCGCGTCCCCGTGCCCGAGGTTCCTTCTGGCGAAGCTCAGGTCTCTGAGGGGCTGCAGAATCTTCGTGGAATGGTCTCCAAGATGCAGGCTGAGACCGCTGCTCGGCCCAGTGTTCAGGCAGCGGTAAATGATGTTGGTCGGGCGCTTCGAGCTGCCGATGAATCTGTTGGTTCGCTGTATCAGGTGAGGCAGTACGTGGGAGACCTGCTGCAAGGCAAGGCGGGGGCCGAAAAGAGCTATGCCCGAGCGGCATCAAGCGAGCTAATACAGATCCGCGACGCTCTTGATTCCGAGCTCGCCGCTCGTGCGCCGAGTTTCCCTGAGTATCTGTCGGCCTATCGCCAAGCGTCGAAGGTTATTGACAGGATGAAGGTTGGCCGTCAGTTCGCGAAGAGTGCGTCTTTGAGAGGCAGGGATGATTCAGGTGTTCGCTTCCTGAGTCCTGACAAGGTTTTCGGAGCAATGGACGACCTTGATGCTATCGCAGCAAAGGCTACCGGCTTCAAAAAAGCCAAAGCTTCGGAAATTCTTACGGCAGACGACCTGAAGTCATTGCAGGCAATTCAGGATGACATGCAGAGGATTGCACAGAGGAATAGACCGGCAGCAGCAGGAAGCCCGACGATGGAGCGCCTAAGCGTCGGTGGAAGGATCGCGAAGAAGTCGGTGGCATCCCGACTTCCCTGGGTAGGGCAACTCTATGAGCACTTCGAGTCGGCCGCCAACCAGCGCCTGAGCGAGCGACTGGCCTATCTCATGGCGAATCCGGCAGAGGCGCAGCGGGTGATGCAGGCACTTCCGAAGCCGGAACGCGAGGTGGTCCGCAAGACCTTGGGCCAGTTGGCCTACGCCTCTGGCCGGTCCGCAACTCCCGCGTCGGACTAGTACCGTTCGCGAGTCAGGATTTCCTTCCACTTCCCCTCAGGAAGCAGGCTCCCGATCCACGTAGACCCCTTGATCGCGAACAGCCAGTAGCCAAAGGCGATGACGGGGGTGAAGACGATTTTCAGGCCAATCGCATAGAGCCAGGTCATATCCGGTCTCGGGGTCTCGGGATGCCCGAATCCTACCACCTGCATTGGTGATTCGCCTCGTTCAGGCGGATTTCTGGGTGGTGGTGGAACTCCCTAGGAAAACGGCAAAAGCCTTGTGCTGCAATGGTTCTGCGGCGGTGGGGGACGCCTATTTAGGTTTCAGTACCCGTACAAGCAAATAGTCGGGAACCCGACCGAGAGGCCGGTACACCATGTGCCAGGGATGTTCAACGGAGGGAGCTAGTTAAGGGCTTCCGTTGACCGTTCGCACAAGTTGCATGTAATGCGCAAAACGGAGAAGGGCCACCAGTTGCGAGCTGGTGACCCTTCATTGATCCACACGTGTCTGCACCACGGAGGACTATGAACAATCGTACACCCAAAACACACCTTGGAGTTAAAGGGTCCATGAGCAAAGAAGGCGCCGATCAGGCCGGCAACAGGCTGGCTCACGCAGCGGTGACTCTGGCCTACGGGCTGGCAATCGCCGCCGTCATTGCGGCTATCAAATGGTGGTAGCCGCCACCCAAACAACCTGAACCAATAAGGCCCGCCACGTGCGGGTTTCTTTTTGCCCGGAGAAATTCATGAGCTACAGGTACTACGACCCCGCACCGGTCAATTTCACCCTTCTAGGTATCGAGCCGGCAGCAGGCGGCAACCTGGCCTTCTTCGAGATCGGGACCACCACCCCCAAGAACACATGGAGCGATCCCGGCCTGACCATCCTGAACACCAATCCTGTTCAGCTTGATAGCTCCGGGCGCGCCAACACGAACATCTGGCTGCAGGGCTCCTATTCGGTCCGGCTGCTCGACTCGTCCGGGGCAGTGATCTGGACCCGCGATGTCAACGATGGCGTGGCCGCCGGCCTGGTCATCCCGACGCCGCTGCCTTCGGGGCAGTTCCTCTCCAATGACGGGTCTGTGTTGCAGTGGAGTTCGGTGTTGCAGCCGCCGGACCCCACTGGATCGGATGGCTACTACCTGACCGCCAGCGGCTCAGGCTATGTGCTTACCGCGCCGCCGGTCATCCCCACGCCCAACTACAGCTTTGGCGACAACTTCACCAAGGTGGGGACGAACCTCGACCAGTGGGGGACCCAGACGATGCCGGCCAGCAACGCCCAGAGCGCCAGCATGTCGTTCAATTTCCCGGTGGCCTACGCCACAGTCCCGGTAATTCAAGTCCTCATCCAGAAGCCCGGCGCCATCGTCACCGAAGGCTTTACCGGCATCATCAAGGCCACGCCATCGGCC